GCGATTTGGGGGCGGGTCAGATCCGCAGGGCGGCGACGGTGACGGAGGTGGCGGAGCTGTAGCCGATGGCGCACAGGCCGTCCGTCGGGGACTGGAACAGGTCGGGCTGGATCGGGCCGATCATCCGCTCACCGGAGGCCGGGACGGAGACGGTGAGGTTGGCCACGGTCTGGCCGCGCACGGCGGCGGTGGCCGTCAGCGTCACGGTGATCGGTGATCCGCCGCCGTTCTTGACGTGCAGGAATGTGCGGTCACTGACGGGGCACTTGTCGCCGCCGGCGGCCGCGGCAGCGTAGGTCGGGTTCAGGCCGGAAAGTGCGACGACCTGGGGGGTCAGCGTTGCCATGGTTCCTCCATCAGGCGGGAGTTGAGCAGATCCGGTATTGGACCGGCAGGTAGTAGACGGGCGGGGTGACGTCGTCGTCCCGCGCGAGCGGCGGGCCGCCCAGGTCCTCGGGAGGCCAGCAGGATCGGCCCTCGACGTCCAGCGGTGCGGCCAGGGCCTTGCGGACTTTATCGGCCACCCACAGCACGCGCTCCGGATCGCTCCCGGTGCAGGTGACCTGCATGACGGAGTCGAAGTCCGTGCGCTCGTTGGCGAGGGACTCCCGCACCGCCATGCCCGGGTCGGGGTGGAGGACCGCGTACTTGTCCGGAGCCGTCCATCCTGCGGCCGTCGGGGAGACGCCCACGTAGACGGTCAGGCCCACGGCTTCCAGGGCGGTCTTGACGGCGTCCAGGTGCGGCAGCACCTCGGGGGTGGCGCTCATCCGGGCCCCCAGGCGAGGCCGCGTTCGATGACCAGCGCCATCTGCGCCTCGAAGCGGGGCTCCTCGGCGTCCAGTGCGCGGCCGCCGTCCCGGTGCGGCGGGTTCTTCGAGCTGCCGTACTCCAGCAGGTTGCCCAGCGCGCCCTGCGGCGCGCCCTTGTCCGGGCCGATCGTCGCCATGACGATGTCCGGCCCGTAGTTGGCGATGTCGAAGCCCACCGAGGCCGGGTAGGCAGGAGCGTGCCGGCCGGAGGACGCACGGGCGTTGGACCGCCAGTCCCGCTTGATGTTCATCGCCCCGCGCATCGTCACCGCCCGAGCGTCGACCCGGGCCCGGTTGACGCTGCGGGCCAAGTGCCGGTTGAGGGCTCGGACGTCGGACATGTCGAACCTGGCGTTCATCAGGATCTGTCCTCCGTACTGATCCGCCAGGCGGTCGCCTGGTCACCGAACTGGGTGCCGGTCACCCACAGGACGAGCCCGACCATGCGCGCGTCCGGTGAGGCAGTGACCTCGATACGCATGCCCGGCAGGACGCGGACCCCGTCGGGCAGCTGCGTACTCCAGGGCAGGGACACCTCGTACTCCAGCAGCCGCACCTTGCGGTCGGCGGCCTGGGTGTCCTCGCCGGACGCCTGCGCGATGGGCTTGACCTGTCCCTTGCCCGCGTACAGGTCGTGCTGCTGTCCGGGCACGGTGGTGCCGGTGGCCCGGTCGAAGGTGTCCGGGTCCTGGCGGTAGAGCCGCACCGTCTCGCGCATGCGGGCCTCGGCGGCTGCCCGGCCCCGGGCGAGGACGGCGTCGAGGCCGTTCACGGGGTCACGCCCCAGGTGCTGACGCCGAAGGCCTGGCGGATGGTGTCCTGTTCGCCCGCCAGGAGCGAGGCACGGGCATCGGCGAGGGTCTCGGAGTAGTCGTCGATGCTGCGCTGCTTGACCAGCTCAGGGTTGGTCAGGATGCGCTTGACGGCATCGCAGGCCACGGACACGGCGACCTGGTAGGCCACGTCGTCGGTGTCGAAGCCGTGTGAGTACGTCACCGTCACCGGTCCGTCCCACAGACCCCCGTCGAGGCGGATGAGGCGCTCGCCGCCGTCCCACTTCCACGCGGTGGTGGCCAGTCCCGCCACGGCGGTGACATCGCGGACGGGCCGCTGCGGGAGCTTGAGCACGGTGCTGTAGGACCCGCGCAGGGTGACGGTGTCGTTGTCAACGCGGCTGATCTGCTGGTATCCGGCCGTCATCCGGATGAGGTTGGAGGCGTCGACCAGCAGCCGGTTCGCCTGGGACTGCTCGGCCTCCGTCAACTCCCAGGTGATGCGGAGATCTTCGTAGGTGGCGAACGGTCCCAGCACGGCTCATCAGCCCCCGTACTTCTTGATCAGCTCCGCCTTGGTCATCTTCTCGACCTCGGCGCGCGCGTCGGGGTCGTTGTCGACCTGGGTCAGGGCGTAGGCCCGCCAGTCGGCGACCTGCGCGGACTGCGGCGGCCGCTTCTCGTCCGGGTGGCCGGCCTCCGGCCCTTCGGCGGGGACGGGCTCCGCAGGCGCGGTGGGCTGGTGGCCGCCGCCGGGCAGTCCCGGTGCGTACACCTCCGGTCCGTGCGGGTTGGCCTCGCCCGCGTTCACCGGGGGCCGGAAGTCGCCCTCGCGCGGTTCGACAGCGGCGTCCCGGGCCGGGGCGCCAATCTGCACGGGCCCGGTGATCTCACGCGGGTCGGGCACCTTGGGCGCGTCCCGCTCGGGCGGCTCGCCGTCGATGCCGTATCCGGCAGAGCGGCAGTAGTCGATGACGGCCTCGTTGTCCGAGTGGCCGACGCCGTCCTGGAACATGACCCCGGCCGGGCCGGGGCCGCTGTATCCGGGGACGGGTGTGGTGATGCGTGCCATGGCGTTGTGTCTCCGATCAGCGCACGAGGAGGTTGCGGAGGACGGCCGCGGACTTCGTGGCCTTCAGGACGACCGCGGCCGGGCCCAGCTCGACCTCGCCGGTCTTCACCGCGCCGGCGGTGGAGAAGTCCGGCAGCCACGACTGCACCAGCGGGGCGTCGGCCATGGACACGCCGTGGAAGCCGTCCGTGCCGAAGCGCACCGCGTAGATGTCGGTGTAGTTGCCGGCCACGGTGGCGACCGTCTTGCTGGTGGTCGGGATGACCGGGTTGTTCGATCCGGCCTTGTTACCGAGGTCGACCAGCGCAATACCCCGGTAGGTCTCGACCTGGGAGCCGAAGTCGGCGGAGGTGGCCCGGTCGTAGTAGCCGGCACGGCGGGCCAGGGATCGGATGCGGGCGATGGAGTCGATGTTGCCGAGGATCGCGCCCGGGGTGCCGTCGAGCAGGGCCAGCCACGCGTCGAGCAGGTCGAGGGCGTCGTTCGCCTTGCCGAGGTCGGCGCCGATGGTGGCGCCGCGCCAGTCGGTGGACACGCCCACGCCCATTTCCGTGGTGGAGGCGGTGAGGGACTTGGACAGGCCGTCGAAGCCGTTGACGTCAACCGCCGAGTCACCGTTGATCACGGCGTCGTTGAACTTGGCGTTCGTCGCCTTGATCTTCTGCCGCATCTGAAGAGTGGTCTCAGCGGCGCGCGCGATCCGGTTGAGGACGCGGTCGACCTGGAAGCTGCCGCCGAGCGGCTTCAGGTCGACGGTGTAGCGCTGCTTGGTGACCTCGGCTGGCGTGTACTCGCTGTTGATCGCGCGGAACGCGGCGTCGGCCTGCGTGATCAGCCGGGTGTATCCGTAGGTCAGGGTGGCACCGGCACCGGCCTGGTTGACCACGTTCTCGAAGGTGAGGTTCTGGAGGATGAAGTTGTTCTTGGCGAACTCGTCGATCACCTGGGTGTCGATGTCGTCCGTCGCGTTCAGCTTCGCCTGCGCGAGCGTCACGGGCATGGATTGCTCCTAGGGTTCAGCCGCCGGTCTTCCCGGCGAACTTCGCGGAGATCGCCTCTTCGAGGCTGGCCGCGGCCTTCTTGGTCTTCTTGCGGGCGCCGCTGTCGGCGTCGCCCTGGAACCGCCGGCCGGTGCTGCCCGTCGCGGGCGCGGCCAGGTAGGGGTCGGACTCCAGCAGTTCGTCGATCAGCTCGCTGATCGCTTCCTTGTCGGGCCGTCCCTTGGCGTCCTTGGGGACGTCGGCGAGGTCGTCGCCGAGCAGGGCGGCGACTCGTGCCGGGTTGGCGAGGCGTCCGGCCGCCGCAGCGATCGCCGCCGCCTCGACCCGCTCGTTCCACACTTCGGCGCGGGCGTCGGCCCGTGCCTGCTCGCGGATGGCTTCGGCGTCGTCCTGGTCGTCGCCGTCCTTGCTGCCGTCCTTCGCGGACGTCTTGCGGCCAGAGGACCCGTCGTCGCCCTGGCCACGCAGCTGGGCTTTCAGTCGGCGGTTTTCCCGCCGCAGCTCGCGCAGGGCCTTGACGCCCTTCTCGCCCAGCCTGGTGTCGTCCTGGTCGCCGTCCTTGTCGTCCTCATCCCCGTCGCCGTCCGCGGCGTCGGAGTCGTCCCCGTCGTCGCCTGCGTCGTCGTCCCCGGCGCCGTCGTCGCCCTGGCCGCCGTCGGAGTCGCCGCCGTCGGCGTAGCAGGTGAACGGGTCGGTGTACGGGTGCGTCCAGCCAGCCCCGCCGGTTACGGCGGCCAGCAGACGGCTACGGGTGTGCTTGAGCATCGCGCTCTCCATGGGTCAGCGGGCGGCATCGCGCCGCGCGCGGGGTCATTGCAGGTAGCCGAAGCGCCGCAGCAGGCGGATCGCCTCGTCGCGGCTCTCGGCGAGCCGGTAGATCTCCTCGGGCATCAGCCGGGGAGTTCGTAGTTCGAAGCGGGGCAGTCCCTGCCGCGCCTCGATCCGGTCGCGCGCGAAGCGGGTCCCGGTTCGCTGCTCGGTGCGGGCCCGCTCCAGCCGGTAGAAGGCGCCGCGTCTGGTGGCGCCCTCGCGGGTGGCCAGCACACTCCGGCCGTAGGCCGTCATCAGGCTCATGCCGCGGCGGGCGTTGACGATCTGCGCCAGGTCGGCGCCGTCCCGAATCGCTCGGGCGCCTGCCTCCCCGAAGACGCGCTGTTGCTCGCTGCGGGAGAGGCTGTTGAAGTAGGCCCGTGGGTCGATGAAGCCGGGCGATCCGCCCCCCGGCCGCGTCGTCGGGGTGAAGCTGTCCGATCCGAGGCGGCCGCGGTTCTGGTTGCGGGCAATCAGCGTGGTCGGCAGGTGGATGCAGTCGCACCTCGGATGCCGCTGGAAGCCGGTGTTCCAGCCGTACTCCTTGCCCGCCAGAATCACGCACCTCGCGCAGGCGGGCGGCTGGACCACCCGCACGTAGCCCTGGATCGTGCGCCGTCCGGCCATCGCCGCCCCCGTGGCCCCGCGCCCGGCGTCGGCGACCTGAGTGCCGGTGATGCGCAGCGCGGAGGCCACGGAGCCGCGGAACGCGTCCTCCATCGACTGGCCGGCCGCCATGCGGACCTTCCAGTCGATAACCGGCTGGTACAGCAGCGAGATCAACGGACGGCCGTCGGAGGCGATCCCGGCGAGCGATCCCGGAACGACACGTCCAGCGGCCACCGGGTCGGCGCCCTCGGCCGCCAGGACGGCGTCCAGGTAGGGGTCGGCGAGCGCGGCCGCCTTGGTCTGCGCATCGCTGACGGCATCCATCAGCTGTGGCGCCAGCTCCTGCCACGAGCCGGAGATGTCGCCGCGGTCGATCTGCCGCCACAGCTGCTGCACCCGGGCGGCCGCACGCTGCGCGATGGCCTGCTGGCGGGCGTAGAAGGTCAGACCCACCTCGCGCACGTCGGAGGCGATCACGCGACGGCCCCTTCACCGTCCCGGGCCCCGTCTTGCGGCTGCGTGTCGTCCAGGCCGCTTTCGAAGTCGTCGCCCTCGGGCGTCTTGAAGGCCAGCGCGCGGGCGGCCCGGTCGGCGTCCTGCTCCAGCATCCGCTCCATGCGGTCGATCTGGGTGGGTGTGTAGCCGGCGTCCTCCATCAGCTGCCGCCACGGCACCCCGAGCGCCTTCTTCTTCAGCACGGCATCGATGTGCTGCGCCTCGGTCCGGTACTCCACGTCCCGCCAGATGGTCTCGGCGAGCGGGTTGTTGCCGCGCTTCTCGTCGCCCTTGACCAGGAACGCGAGGCGCATGACCTCTTCCCAGTCCTCGCCCAGGAACATCGTCTTGTCCCGGCACTTAGAGGCCAGTGCCGCATCAGCGACCGTGAGGCCGTCGGCGGAGACGTTCTGCACCTTGCCCATGAAGTACGTGGGTGGGGTGCGGGACAGGGCGCTGATGTGCTCGGTCAGCAGCGTGATCCCGGCGACGAAGTTGCTGAGGTCCGCGGCCTCGAAGTTCCCGAAGCGGGCTTGCGGGTTGGAGGCCCGCAGCATCTTGTTGACCGCCAGCTTCCACAGCTCCGGGTCGTCGATCTCCTGCCCGGTGAGCGGGTCCTTCGGCAGGTCGATGCCGGTGCCCCAGCGGGCGGGGAAGGCACCGGCCTCCGACGCGGTGAGCATGTCGGCGATCAGCTTGTTCAGGGCGCCCTGGATCGGGATGACCTGCCGGTGCTCTGGCGTCGGATCGTCCGTCAGCCGGGGCCGGTTCAGCAGCTCGATCATCGGCACCCGCTTCAGCGGGTTGTCGATGCGCTGCTGGTCGGGCTCGTCGCCCCGCGGCTCCCACGAGCCCAGCGCCAGCGACCTGGGAAGGATTAGGCCGGACGGGGATACCGCCCGGCGCCACTTCCACAGCTCATCGCGCAGGTAGAGGGTGGAGTACTGGTAGCCGTCGTCCCCGTCGAACCGCTTCAGGGCCGCCTTGCGGCGCCTGCGGGATCCCGGCTCGTAGGCGACGATGCACTGCGTCGCGTCCTCAACCGTGATCTCCGGCTCGACCTCGTCGGCGTCCGGATCATCTGCCCACACGAGGACGAACGACCGGCTCTTCACCGAGGCCTCGGTGTGGGCGACCCGGGACCAGGCGTCCATGCTGGAGGCCTGCCAGATCTTCGTCGCCTCCTTGTCGGCTGCCGGCGGGTCCTTCTCGTCGCCGGTGCCGAACCGGAAGCCGACCGGGGTGAGCCGTTCGGCCGGTGCGTCGCACACCACCTCGCACCAGTTGTCGGCGAAGTCCTTGAAGAGTCCTCCGAAGGCCTCCCGGAAGCGCTCCGAGGCGAAGCCCAGGTTGTGCTGGCCCTTGTAGAAGTTGTTCCACAGGGTGATCTCCGCCTGGCGGCGGTCCAGTTCCTGCTCCAGCACGTTCGTGATCCGGATGGCTTCCTTGGCCGTCACGCCCACGGGTACACCTCCTATCCGTAGCCGCTGACCGAGCTGGACACCGCGCTGGCGGCGAGTTTCAGGGCGTCCGCGCGGGCCTCGACGGCGAGGGCTGCGGTCACCGCAGTGTCGATCTTCCGGTCTTGGGACGGTTTCGTGATGGCGATGCCGGACGGGCGCCGCTCGGGCTTGGCATTGCCGACGTGGTCGGCCATCGTCGGATTGCCGTCGTGGGTCAGCTCCCCGGCCAGGACCGACGTCTTCAACCGGTCCAGAGCGGGGCACATGCGGGTCGCCACGCGGGTCTCGAAGATGAGGAACGTCTCCTCGCCGAACTCGGCCGACCAGTCGTCGCACTCGTCCCGCCAGTCCGGCGGGTCGCCGTAGGCCCGCTCGACCTTGTACGTGTTGAACACGTGGGTCATGCCGGCCCGGACCTCGGCGCGCGGCACGCGCCACCGGTCCGGGTCGCCGTCGTCCCACTTGGTCCAGATCATCGGTCGGCCGTCCGGGAAAGTCGGCGTGAACACATAACCGTCCGACAGGCGGCAGCAGGTGATCGCCGTGCAGTCGTCATGGTCGGAGCCATCGAACCCGACCGTGACGCGCTCGCCCGGCGCCACCTCCTGCGGCAGCGCGCACCGCTCCCACAGGTGCTTGGACAGCCACGTCTCCGACAGCGACACCGGCAGGTTCAGGAAGTACCGGCGGAACTTCGCCCGGTCCTGCGTCGGCTTGTGGGCCATCGTGACCATGCGGTCCAGGTCCATGTGGGCAGCGAACGGCCCATACGCCTGCATCAGACCGCGCTTGAGCTCGCCCGGGTCCTCGTATGCCGCGTCCTCCAGCAGCCGCTCCGGCGCCTGGACGTGGTCGAAGTACAGCCGCGGCGCCTTCTTGGCCTTGTAGTTGCGGTGGGTGCGCTCGGCGATGGAGTCCTCGCCGATCGCGTACATGGTGGACGTCTGCAAGAACCACGGCTCGGCAGCCTTGCGCTTCATGGTGTTGCGCTCGACCGTCTCGTACATGTCCCGCAGCTCGGGCAGCACGTACAGGTGGGTCTCGTCCGCGACGCTGAAGCTCTCCTTGCCGCCGTCCTTCGCCGCCGAGCTGGCCGTCGAGGGACGGATCTCTCCGCCGTCCGGGAGGAAAACCCTGGTCGAGGTCTGCCAGTCGTTGCCGATGTCAACGTCGGGGTAGTCCTCGGCCAGCCGGTCCGAGTGGGACAGCATGTAGGTGACGTTTGCGTAGGTGTTGCCCGCCTGCGTCTCCTCCGTGGCCAGGCACCGGATGAACGGGTACGTGACCGGGCGGCCGACCGGCTCACCCTTCTGGTACTCGTAGCCCCAGTCCGAGACCTCGCCCTCTTCGGCCCAGTGATCGAACCGGACCGGTGCCAGGGCCTCGGCGACCACCAGCATCCCGGCGATCTCCGACTTGGCGCGGCCCTTCGCCCTCGACAGCAGCACCTCGTCGAAGCGCCGCCGGCCGTCCGCGGCGATGGCGTAGCAGCACACGATGAACCGGAGGATCTCTGCGTCCAGTTCGATCTCCTGGCCCTGCACGTCGCCAGGGCCGTGCACCAGGTAGAACTCGATCCAGTCCGCCAGCGCGTACCCGAGCGACCGACGGACGCCCGGAGTGCGCACTACTCCTCACCGACCGCCCGGAGGCGGGACCTGACGTCGCTTCCCTTACGGGCCGGCCGCGCGGAGCGCTGAGCGGCCACCTCGTCGCCGGAGACCTCCCACCGCAGTCGCAGCATCGACAGCGGGTTCAGCCCCAGCCGGTCGGCGAGCATCCGCGCTTCCTTCGAGGCGTCCAAGTCGCCCATCTCCGCCTGGACCTTCCAGCGGACGTACTGCGCCACCTCGCGCACCCAGCCCAGCCGCTCCCACATCACGGCCTGCGGAAGGTGCCACAGATCGCCCCAGAGCTCGGCTTCGACGCCCTGCTGGGCCTCCAGCTTCTTCTCCAGGATGTTCGCCTCGGTCAGCGCAGCGTCGTACTTCTTCTGCGCCGCAGTCCTGCTGCGGCCGGTCAGTTCCGGGTCGAGAAGCTGAAGCTCCAGCTCGTCAGCCAGGCGCCGGGCACCGTCGCGTCGCGTGGTCATGGTGACGTCGTCGAGCAGCGGCCAGCGCGGAGGGTTGCCCTCACGGCCGTTCGCCGGCAGCAGCGTCATCGGCAGCGTCGCGTTGCGACGCCGAGTGTTCGCCTTGGGCGCCGGACCCATTCCACCCATCTTCATCACTCCTTGGTGCCGTCGCGGCACGTCAGCGCCCTGCCGTCGCGGCGGGCGGAGCTACACAGGGTCACGTTGGGCGTGTGTCAGTCGACCCCCAGACCCGTACACACAGCGAGTCACCTCCCCGGCGGTCCCCCGGCAGACCATGGAGGGGGGCTCCCCCCGGGGGTCTGGTGACTCAGCGTCATCATGCGCCGAGCTGGCCGGCGTCGATGCCGTGCAGGGCCAGGCCGCTGACCAGGCGGGTCGTCCGCTTGATGGTGAGCGGCTGGTCATCCTGCTGAGGGTCGACCAGCGTGCGGCCCCCCTCGTCCAGGGCGAAGGCCTGGTACTCGATGACGGAGTGGTCGCCGCGCTGCCGAATGGTAATCGGGGCGACGGCCACGGTGTCCGGGTCGATGCCGTTGGCCTCAGCCCAGGCGTGCAGCGCCGTCCTGTGCTGCCAGATGTCCTGCGGTGTGATCACTGTGTGCTCGTGCGTCACCTGTTCCACCCTCCTGGCTGGTGCTTGGCCGTCTCGCTGGAGTGGCACGGACCGCACAGTCCACGGCCGTGGACTGGGTCGTCCGGGTCCAGGCCTCGGGCAACCAGCTCGCGCCTGCTGAGCGGCCAGTGGTCAGCGTGGGCTGAGCGCTGGCCGCACGGTGTGCCGTGGCCGTGGCTGGTGTCGGTGCAGACGCAGGTCGGGTTGCGGGCGAGGACGCCTGGCCGGAAGCGCTGCTGGTGCTGCTGCCCGTACCCGCGCTGCCGTGCGCTGCCGCGCTGCTGCTCTGCTTCCTGGCGGTGCTGGGGGCAGCGGCCGGCGGGGGTG